ATTTAGATTGACTTATTCGTGGTGGTCTGTCGCATTTTTCAGCTTTCATATTTTTAATAATATTTAATTGAGCTACTGCTAATGCTGTTTTTTCAAACTCACTGGCATTTTGTGTTGCTACTACTGAATCAATATAATCTGTTTCCCAACGTTTACAACGTGAAAGCGGCCCTACTGTACGGCCATCGCCTAATGTAATAAATTCAGGTGTTCTAGGGTTTTCTCTGCCAATAACATCAGTAATTATATCAGCTACTACTCCACCGGTACCTTTTGCAGTATCAATAATTTTATCTTTAACTGCTTCTCCAATATTTCCGGCTTGGTCCTTAAACCATTGTTTTATTTCATCTCTAAATAAAAATATTCCACCTGCACCGGCAGCAATTAACAAAGCAGTAGTTGATGGAATTGCACTATTCCATAATGTTGCTTCTTTTTGTTTTTTTAATAATTCATCTACTGCCTTTTGTTGAGTAGCTGAAATTTTACGAAGTTCTATTCCCTGGGGAATTGCCGCAATCGGCATTAGAAGCCTATGCGTCCTTTAACACACGCTTGTTTTTCTTTGTCCCAGGTAAAACCATAAGGACATTTTTGATCGTTAGACACCTCATTTTTGTCTAAATGTTGTTGTAAAACTTTTACTGCAATTACTAACATCGCAAAATCCATTACATTACCCCAGTTTCTTTAACTGTAAGGTATCCCACAAGTATTCTAATAACGAGTTGCTCAATGGTTCGGGTATCGTTGAGCCATGCGGGGAATTCGACATTGTATATTTTAGTGGTCATTATCTTACACGCTTTAAAGCCGCTGTTAGTATTTTATCTATATCAAACATTTTTTGTGCAGTCATAGGTGTTTTACTATTCATTAACATACGATCTGTTAATAATTTAGCGTTTAAACTACCCATTTTTAATATTGTATCTCTAACCTGTTTTTTTGTCATTGGTTTCTTTTTACTAAACATTAGTATACTCTCCCTGTTAATATTGCTGCGCAATCGTTAGCGCTTGTATCGGTTTGATTTAAGCAAGTAATTTGTAATCTACTATTTGGAGCTATAATAATCTCTACCTCTTCGAATGGTGTTGTAGCTGTACCACTTGTAATTTGTACCCTGGTTATTAGTTCACCATTTATTTTTACATTAAATTGCATATTATCACTAGTGTCAGCAATAACCGATGGTTGAAATTTAGCTACAATGTAATTGTTACCTGTTGCAGCGTCTACCAATGTAGTTTCATTGTTATCACAACTAATAGCGCCAGAATATGCGTAAGCGTGACCGCCTATGTAATTTAGTACACTGCCTGTACCGGCAGGGTTTACAGTATTCCCACCGCCACTAATCATAGCGGCACTCCTAAGCGAAAGTTAACGTTACTGCTGCACTTACTGTAGCGTCATCAGTTCCGGCTATGGAAATCTCACAAGAGTTTCCTGGTTGAACTGCTAAATCCGTATCATATACACAAAAGTTGCTAGCGGTGCCTGTTGCACTTCCAGCGTTTACTATTGCTGCACCTGTCATTACTGCATCTCCATCACGCATAGCGTTTCCTGAGATTTTAACAATTGGTACTGTTTCTTCTGCACCGTCTGCTGTTACGGCTATTGCGACCTGTTTTATTGCCCCCATTCCGCTAGCAACTGTAAAAGAGGATGAGACAGAAGCCCCTCCTAAATTATCTAGTGCTTGAAATGATGACGTAAGGCTTAACTGACTTTCTGTTCTTGTGACTAATATGGCCATGTGTTTTATTTCTCCTTATTTGCTCAGGCACGAATTCTGATAGGGCCAAGTTTTGCTAACGTTCCGCTTGAAAATGACTTGGTTAATGCTTTGGCGACAAAACTTGCCCCAAGAGTTCCAATGATTCTTTGCTTATTAGACATTACATTGGTTTGTAAAGAGCTGAGCGCTCCATTCAAATTACCGCCTAATGCTTGTTGAACTGCTTCAGCGGCTCCGCTTGATTGTGCTAAACTTAATGCTGTACCTGCTTCTATTGCAGATATAGTAAATGATTTCTTTGCCCTTCTTCGAGGGGTTTTGCGACGTGGTGCCATATACTCATTAATGAGTACCTCTATTTAACTATACGCTACGCTTTTTTGAGTAGTTTAGTATTTTATTTATAGGGTGTTCCACCTTTTTTATTATGAGTGACCCAAAATATAACTTTGGTTCCCCTTCTAAAATGAAGGGATTGTTAGCAGGCGAAAAGGCAACCTTAAAGTTCCTAGATTTGCCAGAAAAAATAGATACAGAATGGGGCGTTAAGTATACGGTTTCTATCCTTTTACTTTCACATCCCTCCTATCCTTCTCTCTCTTCAAATGGAATGAAGATGCAGTGGCAAACGGGAGCTTCTGTAATGGTAAATAATCTTGTACCATTATTAAATAAGAAGGACAAAGAATTCCTAAAAGACTACAGTGAATTAACTTGGGAATTGGAGGCAATGGACGACGGCAGCATTTGGTTAACCAATGCGTAGACTATGCACTTTGTGTAAGCAAGAATTTTTACATAGGTCAGTGCAAAAAATGCATGACAATCTAAATTTGTGTACGCAATGTCAAAAAGCTATCAAAATAGTTTGCGCTATTGGTTGGTAGCTTAGCTTATCTGGCCTTTTTCTTTTAAGAAAAGATAAGGATAAGGAAAGTTAGAGGTGAGGAAAGGTACCCTAGAGTGACAAAGAGTACCTTTCTGAGCCATTAAACGACTTATATTGGGGTATTTAAGTCTACTTTAGCCCTAGTTTACCCTTTAGAAGGCCTGTTTTTGGCTGTTTTACCCCTTCTTTGGGGCTGTTTTGACCCATTATTGGGCCTAAGCCACTCTTGTTGGCCATGTACTCAATTAACATACTTGTCCAATCATTATCTTTTGCTGCCTTTCTGATATTATTCATCGGGTCTAAGTCTTTTGCTTTTTTTGTCATTGCTCCAACTGAACCAAAAAAAGAAGCTTGAAACTCAACTAATTTTTCATGCATTCGTATTTCAATTTCTTCAATCACTGCCTGGAGTGCTTCAACTAATACATCGTCACTTTCTTCAGATTGCACCCAAGTAGTCCATTTTTTACGAGATAATTCTGCGATATATTGCGATAAGAACCAATAAAAAACAGTCCAAACAATAGCATAAAATAATAATACCATTGAATTAATTTCCATTTATATACCTCGTATAGGGTTTTTTTTTTCTAAGCACAAAATTATGGGATCAAGAACTTGCAGGTTATTATATAGCATAACCTACGCCTCGTCCCATTTAGATTGACTTATTCGTGGTGGTCTGTCGCATTTTTCAGCTTTCATATTTTTAATAATATTTAATTGAGCTACTGCTAAT